TTATCTTAGAAGTCGGATAAATTATCTGCCATATTGCCTCACCTCCTCCTCATTAGACATGAAAAAAGACACCATATTTCGGTGTCAGCGTAATTTAACTTTTTGATTTTTAATGTAACAGTCACATCGTTGCATTTAAAGTTCTCAGTGTTATATTGGTTTGTCATTTCGGTTCGTATATTTACCATCATATACGCACAAAAAGGACACCTACAACCACGAAGGAATCACATCATCAATAAACAGTTCTCTCTTCGGTTTTGCAATGCCGATAAACTGCTTGTGGCATTCCCAAAGATCCATCAGATAACCTATAGGCATCAACCACACCTCATCTTCTTTACGATTAAGATGGGCTGTGCCGTAATAGATCAGTCGGGTAAATAACTCCTCATCACTTACCCGACTACCTCGTTTTTTGAGGGTTCACTCTCCACATTTCTCTTGGTCCCCTTCATCATACTGGCCATGATGGCGTTCTTGTAGGTCGCTAGATCAAAAGGTGTGGTGAGAAGCTCCACTTCTTCTTCGGTGAGGAGCTCTTTCTTCTGATCCTTATTCCTGATGTTATGAATCAAGATGGACTGATTGGCCAGAAGTGTAATCAGCCACACAATCTCATCAAGTGCCATTTCAAAGTTCTCAGTTTTCATGAGCTTCTCGCCAAGGTTTTCAAGACCGCCATAACGTCCTGCGATTTCTTTTGTTGCCTTCGTGGTGAGTACTAATTTAAACTCTGTGCCACCGATTTCAATGGTGGCGCTTCTATCTTCAGCTGCTTCTGTGAGTTTTACATTTTCATCTACCATTTATCTTCCCTCCATTAAGATACGATTACCGTCGCTACTTCAGTGGTCACAGGATCTGCTCCACTTAAGTTCAGCACACAGTAATAGTAATAGGTATCTGCCAGAAGATCCGTTGGGATATCAAAGCTGGCAGATGTCTCTCCATTAATTGGTGTACCTCCTGTAGAACTGTCGATGGTGTTTTCATACCACTGATACGTTACAGGGTTAGACGTATTGGAGCTTGCCACCACAGAAAGACTTCCAGTTATGCTACCGGCTGTCACTTCGGTGAGGGCTGCAGGCTGAGTCGTGATGGTAATCGCCGGTGTTACCGGAGTAAAGTCCGGTTCATACACAGACGTAAACCACCCGGAAATAGTAGATGGTGCAACTCCGCTATCTCCTTCGGTGACTTCGGCTTTCCATGGGTGCTTATTCTCCCCATCCAGTTTGTTTCGTCTAAAGACTGTTCCCTCTATGGTGGGACTACTAAAGGTAATGGAATCACCTTTGGTCGCAAGGCTGGTGGCTGGAACGCTGAAGATAACTCTGTAAAGCCAGAAGTATCTATAGCGTCCATTGGCCTTCTTTGCACGAAAACCGATGGCCACTGGGCTTCCTCCATCTTCACTTCTTGAAACAACGACATTGTTACTGTCGATTTTGCATCCTGTTAAATCCTGAGCTACCACCGAGCCAATGTCATCGATCCCAAGAGTCAGTGCGCCACTTTTGAATTCCTTGACCACTTCTGATGCACCATCATCTGCATAGAGAATTGCTTCAATCAGCTCCACACTCAGTTCTGCTGTCATGGCTTTTGCCAGGACTTTTGGTGTACCATAGGTTTCGGTGCCATTTTCATCTTCTGTGATCTTGGCATAATATAGACTATCCAATCCAATTGTTGCCATGTCCTATTCCTCCTTCAAAATAGCTGAGTCTGCTTCAGCTAAAAATTCACTTCATAAACTTTTGCCACATCGATGGCGAAGTGGTGAAAACCAGTATCTTCTTCGTACCCAAGATACCTTCTATCCGTTATGATAAAGCCCGCTCCTATTAGTTCTTTTACTACTTCATTTTTTCTAGCCTGATAGTTGCCTTTAGAGAACAAGGAGAGACGAACTTCCTGTAATTCTGCACTTGGCAGATCATCAGCATAATGATCAAAGATATCACTCATAGGGGTAAGGATCAGATATTCATCCGGAGCCTTTTTACTAAACACACCTGTTTCAATGGGAATCCCCAAAGGCTCAAGGACCTCGCCTATATCTTTCAAAATACTGTTGTACACGACCTTCGCCCTCCCTTCTTTTAGATTTTGCTAATCTCTTCATCCAGCTTTCTTTTCATTGCTTCAATGCAGGCGTTTCGACTAGCTGTTTTTGCCGGTTTTAAGAATGGTTTAGCCGGTTGCCCGGACTTTCCATACTCTAAGATATTGGCTAGTTTTGCATTTGACTCTCCATCACTTCTAGGCTCATCAAATCCCACCTTCACATCGTAGTCCCCATCGCGATTAATCCCAGCTGGAGAAACCCCAAGGGCATCGATCAGCTCTCCAGTGGACCTTGATGGAAGTTTTGTGTCACTTCCAACGGTTGCCTGTAGATTGGCTTTCACTTTGGCTTTCACCACTTCGCCACCAGCTCCCAGGACCTTCGGGATAATTTCATCGGTTTTCTCTGCCAAGGTCGATAACTTTAACAAGAAGTCCTCTGGCATTTTAAAACTTGATCGAGCCATGAAATCACCTCCTAGTCCTTCGTGGCTTCTATCTTTTCTGCTGCTACTTCTAAATAAAATCCCATAATAACCTCAGTGCTTAAGACTTTGTACTCCCCGGTATCACAGCGAATCAGCATGCCAGGTTCAATCACCACATCAGGAATCCGTCTAAACTGGAAGGTTGCATTGGCTTTGGTGTAGGCGGCCATATTGGCCCACTTTCTTGAACCGTGCCTTTCATCCCTAAAAGCACGAACACTGGCGATGACCTCTTCTCCCTTGGATGAGAATCCTTCATCGTCCTTGATGGGAATCGTATCGATGATGTCGATTCGGGTGTTCATCTTCCCAAAGCTCATACCCTTCACCTGCCTTTACTGCCTTCTCTTCATAACCATGACTGCGATCCTTTCGTCTGCCTTTTCGGTAGCATCTTTTCTGGCGTTTCCTTCTTTTCTTCACCCATAGCCGTTTCATCAGACTTGCCACTCCTTTCCCATGCGTAGAAGTAGATGTACCGTCTTCCACACCTGCTCTGAAGCACTGACATTGTCATTAAAAAAACCACCGGTGGAGCCATCACGACTCTCATAAAAATGAGAAGCCAGCATAATGACTCCTTGCTCGGTGGTCGGTGACATGGTGTTTTCTGTATAGAAGTCCGTTCCTAGATGCTGATAACCTTCGGCATAGCTGATGGCAGCGGTAATGAACCCTTCTAGTAAGGCATCATCCTCATTATGGGTTACAATGAGATTTTGTTTTACCTTCTCAAGAAGCGTCATCTACCATCACTCGCTTTCCATCAGGCCAGCGGTTTTAAGCTTTAAAAGTAAGGCATTGAAATCAGCCACCAGGTCCACCACATCTACAGCGGTGCTGTCTGCTTGAAGCGCTGCAGGTTTCAACTCTGCTCCATCAAATGTGATTTTTCCTTCTGGTGTTACGGCAAGTTCTCCACCGATAACGGTTTTATCTCCACCTTGCTCGGTATAGTTTTTCGTGTTATATCCCATGGTTTTCCCTCCTTATCAAAGTGAAAGGAAGGCAGTAAACTAGTACCACCTTCCCGTTAAGTTACTTAGGCCTTTTGCTGAAGGACCTTGATGGCTTCAGGAAGGATCAACTTCGCATCTAGTCTCTGAGATGCAAGGAAACCGACCTGACCATTTGCTGCATAGAGTTCGTTCAGACGTTTGAAGGTTCTACCCTGACGATCAGCAATCCAGTAGTACTTAAAGTCTCCAAAGAGAATAGTCTTCTCACCCGCTGCAGCTACTGGCATGTACTGAGAAGTAACCACTGTACGATTCAGAATCGTATCCGGTGTTCCTGCCTGAACAGATGGCTGCCACAAGTACTGACCCTGACCATCTTTGAGCTTTCTGATTGCTTTGATGGTTGCGTCGTTCACAAGGAAGGTCGCGTTCTTTCTATAAGCCGACTTCAAGCTGTGGTAAAGGTCCAGCACCTCATCAATGGTGATAGCTGTTGCACTTGCAGCAGTCACACCAAGGCTCGCTCCACCAGTTGTATGAAGAAGTCCTGTAGGTTTGCTGCTTCCATTTCCAGTGAGGAAGCTTTCCTCCTCTGCGGCACCGATTCGTCTTGCGAACTCAGCTGCAATGTAGGCTTCAAGGTCGAAGTAGCTATCATTAAGAAGTTCATCAGATACCTTCAGCATGGTACCAAGTTTGTAAGCAGAAAGAGTAACCTGAGTGAAGGCATCATCACTTTCAGTGAAGGCCGCTTCTTCGTCCATCCATGCAGCGGATCCATGACTTGCTACAACAGGAATCTTTCTATCTCCGTAACTGGTCGTAATCACGTTACACATATTTCTAAGAACGTTCGCCTCTTCAAGTGCCTGAATCAGCTGGTTCTCATACTCATCCGGAACAAGAAAACCACCTTCTGAATCGGTCCCAATCTGAAGCGCGTTGTGTACCGCAGGGTTCATCTTGTTTCTCATGGCACCCCAAAAGGCACTCTTATAGGCATCGGATGCTCTGCCGGTTTTTTCTTCGGTCATCTTATCAGGTCTTGATGCAAGAGGTTTACTAAGGGCAGCTGAAAGCTCTCTGTCCATCATCTCTTGACGCTCAAGGCGCTCGATTTCCTTTCCAAGGCTGACCACTTCATCTTCCATCTTTTCATAGACGGCATTGTCCTCAGGTTTGATCAGACCATTCTCCTGACGATGTTCATCAAGGAATGTCTTAGCCTGCTCCCAAACCTTGGCGCGTTTCTCTCTTAGTTCTTGAATTTTACTCATATTCATTACCTCCAATTTTTAATCAGCTCCAGCCTTCTTTCCAGCTGGGCAATAGGGATGTGGTTTACTGAATGGGCAGGATCCTTCAAATCGTCTTCACCTTGTGGTGCAGGTTCTGCGCTCTTTTCCGGTTCCTTGTCTTTAGCATCATCATGTGCTTTTAGGTACTTCATCCTCGCCTGAATGCCAGGGAGTTTGTTTCTTAGAGCATTTGTCACGGTCATCTGGTCAAAGATAAAGCCACCGGAACTTTCATCTACCGTCTCTGGTTCATAAAGAATCTTGTCGGCAAACTTCAGCTCGATGGCCTTGTGTGCACTCATCCAAGTTTCAGCGTCCATCATGTGTGAGATTTTCGCTCTGGAAAGGCCCGTCTTTGTCTGATAAGCATTGATAATACTCTCTTTTACCTCACTGAGTAGGTTAATCCCCACTTGCAGATCCGCCACCTCGCCAGCAATAAGCATGGCTGGGTTATGGATCATGATCACTGACAGTGGAGAAACACACACCTCGTCTCCTGCCATGGCAATGACAGACGCGGCACTGGCTGCAAGCCCGTCAATATGGACACTGACCTTGCCGGGATATTCCTTCAGCATGTTGTAAATCTGTGCAGCAGCGAAGGTATCTCCACCTGGTGAATGTATCTTTACAACAATGTCATCCGTCTCCGGGCCACTGCCATAAAGCTCTGTCTTAAACTGTTTAGGGGTGATATCATCATCAAACCAAGAAGACTCTGCAATGTACCCTTCAAGGTGCAGGGTTCTCACTGTAGGCTCCTCGGCTTCATTCACCACCCATCGCCAAAATTTGTCCATCTAATCAACCTCCTTTCGGGCATGAAAAAAGCACTCCTCGATTTTGAGAAATGCTGTTGATACTTCCAATTTGTTTTATAGTTGTCCACAGAAATGGGCCAATTTATACACTTATCATCAAGACCCATCACCACCAGTCTCATCCATGGCTTTCTTCGCATAGGCCCCTGCCATCTTAAGAGGTAGCATGTTGCCATTCACAAGATACAGGTCCCCGCCATCTTCTTCGGAAATCGGGTCCATGTTCTCCATTCTCCTCACATCATTAACGGAGAAGAAACCATTCTGAATACCGATGGCGTATCCATCCATCCTGGATTTATAATCCCCACGCATAAGTGCCGACGCATTGAAGGACACAAAACACTGCCCCTTTTCTTTCTCAAGGAAGAGCTTCTTGTTCATGGTCTGCTCTATTCGGACCAGCCAAGGTCTGATGGTGTGGACCACAAAGCTGATGGATTGGTTTTCAATGTTACTGAATGAACTCTTGCTAAGGTCCGCCACCATATGAGGAGGCACTTGAAAGATTCTACAGATCTCTTCTATCTGAAACTTTCTCGTTTCAAGAAACTGTGCATCGGAGTTGGGCATACTGATGGCTTGGTACTGAAGACCATCTTCAAGGACTGCCACCTTGTTGCTGTTTCCACTTCCTCCATAGGCCGCCTGCCAGGCATCTCTCACTTTTGAAGGATCCTTGATGGTTCCTGAAGTTGAAAGAATACCACTAGGTGTTGCGTTATTGGCAAAGAACCTACCGCCATATTCTTCAGCGGCAATATTCAGTCCGATGGCATTTTTCGCAAGGGCTACCGGTGAGTAACCCATGACACCATCAAAGCCAAGACCTGGTACATGAAGAACATCCTCCGGCCCTAGATAATGGGTGGTGGTGTCCTTCCTGTAAGCGTAATAAAGATTGCCATTCTTATCTCTATCCACCGTCATCTTGTCGGGAAGCAATGGATAAAGATGCACCACTTCCCCTTTACCATTTCGAATGATCTGGCAGTAGGCATTTCCCCATAGAAGCAGGTGCGTCATCATGGTTTCCCTTAAGGTAAAGGACGTCATCTCCGGGTTTGGTTCATCGTGCAAAATCCTATACAGCGGGTGGGTGTACAGCTTTTCTTTGCCATCACCTTGATACCTGTAAGTGTGAAGTGGTAAGGATGCCACAGTCTCAGCAATGATTCTCACACAGGCAAAGACTGCTGTGGTCTGCATGGAACTTCGCTCGTTAACGATTTTCCCCGATATACTTTGACCCATATAAAAGTTAGGAGCACTACTGACACTATCTGTAGGTTCTGCCCTCGCCTTAAAGAGCCATTTAAAAAAGTTCGCCATAATCTATGTTCACCCCCTTCTATCCTAAAATGATCATGTCGCGTTCATCATAAATAGACCCATCATCATCCGGTGGATTCACAGTTGCTCTGGCAAGGCCCATGATCATTGCCACAATACCATCGATCTTTTCTGAGGACTTCTCCTTATCCACCTTGATGTTTCCAGCAGGGTCCGTTCTGACCACAATGTTATCTGCCATCCATCTTAAAACCGGATGCCCGCCATGGGCTATCTGCTTGCTTAAGGTGAGTCGCATGAGGTCCTTAGTTGGTGGAGACATATCCTTAAAACCCTGGCCAAACGGTACTACCGTAAATCCCATACCCTCTAGGTTCTGACTCATTTGCGTTGCGCCCCAGCGGTCATAGACGATTTCTCTGATGTTGTATTTCTCACCAAGACGCTCGATGAATTTTTCGATGAATCCATAGTGGACCACGTTTCCTTCTGTAAGATTTAGAAGTCCCTGTCTATGCCAAATATCATAGGGAACGCTGTCTCTTTTCACCCGCTGATGTAGGGTCTCCTCCGGAAGCCAGAAGTATGGGAGCACTTGAAACTTATCTCCCTCTTCAAGAGGTGGAAACACTAAAACAAAAGCGGTGATGTCACTGGTTGAGGATAAGTCAAGACCTCCATAGCAGACTCGCCCTTTCAGCTCTTCCGGGTCTACAGTGAAATTACAAAGGTCCCATTTATCCATAGGCATCCATTTGATTTCCTGCTTTAACCACATGTTTAGTCTAAGCTGTTTAAACAAGGCGAGATCTGCCGGATCATCTTTGACTTGATTGTAGTGCTCTCTAACCCTCTCTATAGAAATGGTGTGGCCAAGACTTGGATTGGCCTTATACCAGTTGTTTTCATCTTCAATATCCGCATCGTCCTCAAGCCCATAGATGATGGCCAGGAACGTTGGGTCTACTCTCTTACCTTCCAATATATCTTTTGCCTTTTGATGCATCTCCCAGCCATAGCCAGAGAGTTGATTCCCTGCTGTGGTGAGATATAAAAAAAGAGGCTGGGTTCTGG